GACTTGCTCCCAAGCAAGTTCGTTATCTCTTTCTAGGTTTTTAATTTCAGTCTCTTTGGTTGCGAGTTCTTCTTGCATTGCAAGAAACTTGTCTACAATCCCGGACGGGATGGAATCTTGATTGAGCCGAAAAAACTCTTCGGGTGATATATTAGAAAATGTAATCATTTTTAAGCCTTTGTTTAAATTTAAGCCTAGATTTTAGCTCACTCAAAGTCTAAAATCAAGACATCGTTTCTGCTCATGCCCACTGAGGGCCGTCTTGCTTTCGTTACAACGTCGTTTCGGCATGGATGAATAGTACCGGAACTTTTCGTGACGTGTCAACAATTTTTCAAACTTGATCAGATACCCAAGTGACAACCCAAGGGGGGGGATCGATCCCCCCGGAAACCCACCCACCAACAGATCAGCAACCACCCCAAACAACCACACCAATTTAATCTTCCCTCCCAAACTTTCTTTACTAAAAGTAAATCGTAAAAAACTGAATCGTAAAAAATTCAGCTATTGTAATTAGGTGTTGAATACTTGTTGCATGAGTAGATAAATTCATTTACTAATTCTCTACCCGTAAAACAATCTGTTTTAAATTTTATAAATCCTAAAACAATCAATTACTTAAAGATACAAACTTAAAGTAATTATTAAAGTACAAAAGAAAATAGCCCAAGGATAGAGAACTATCCAAGGACTATACTTAATACTTTTAGATATTAATTCCAGCTACGTTTATCGTAATTAGGCTTACGTTTTGATTTATTCTTCTCACGCTCCTTGCGTTGCAAGGAATCTGGATTACTCCGTTTAGTAATCTTTTCAAATGTACTATTGGTTTGACTACCGCAAATATAATCTGCTTCTTCAATGTAAGATGAACACATTTTATTTCCTTTATTCTGGTAAGCGATATTTTATTTTCTTAGTTGATTTAATGCTGATAGCTTCAATTACTCCTCCCGCATAAAAGTAGAAGATACCATTTTCTACATGTAAACGCTCAAACTTTAAGTGTTCAAATTCATTGTCGAGGTATGTAATAAAAGCAGAGTAGGTTTTTGATTTTTCTTCTTGCATTTTTATTTCCTTTGTTTATAAAGTAACTAGATTTTACTCTTTACTATTAAGACTGTCAATAACTTTTGATATTGAATCATCTCCAAGTTCTTCGGCTACTTTCAATCTATGAGTAATTCTACCATCTCTTTTATAATCTTGTAAAGTCTTTTCAGATAAATCTTCAATCTTTTTGTAATATCTTGCTGAATTCCATCCTTCTGCTTCAGCAAGAGAATTCTTCTCTTTATTCCTCTCCTTAATAGCAGAATCTAAGGCTTCTTTATTCTCTTTTACAATTTTGTAAATTTGTTTTCCATTTTCCTTAAAATATTCCTGTAAATTTCTACTAGGTTTGAAATGAAATTTACTACCTGAAGGAATCCATCTTTCCTCGCCTAGTGAGGGGATATAACTCTTCTTAGCAGGTTTAGGTCTTGCTGAAAATACCCCAAACTTATCAATCCTTACTCCTACACCTTCAGTAATAATGCTTTCGACCATTCCGGTTAGAAATAGCTCTACAGCATTTTGTACTTCTACCTTTAGTAAGGTAGGATTTTTCTGTGCAACTCGCTTACAAATCTCTTGATAAGAAATAGTATTACGATAATGCACAGAACGAATATTGCCGTTTAAAGATTTAAGCCTAGCTTTAATCTCATAGATTTCTTTTGTATTTTCTGTATTATTTTCAGAATTCATTTAAAATAATTCCAACTAATCCGTAAATTGACAATAATAAAACTCTATTAGAGTAATTAGCAATTGATTGATCACTTCTACTAGAAGTTTATCTCTACTCTTCAATGTCTACTTTAACCTTATACTTCTCTTTCTTACGCTTATCTTCGTGCTTTTGAACTGGTTTAATCTTAGTTTGCCTTCGTACTTTCAAAGGCTTGAGCTTCTTGCTTTTCTTCATAATTCAAAATCCTTTTGAAATTTATATAAAATAATTCGAATTATACCACAAATTTTCTTACTTTAACATTATTTTTCATAAGTTCATAGATACCCGTTTTATCTCTATATTCTTCAAGATAAACTACTTCAGAGATACCTGCTTGAGCAATCATAGCACTACATTGTTGACAAGGGCTTAGAGTAACATAAATGTTACTGCCTGCAATACTCACACCTTCTTTTGCACTTTTTAACAAGCAATTTAATTCTGCGTGTATAACGTAAGGAGAAGTTACATTATTGTACTCACAAACGTTATCCCAGCCCGCAGGAGTGCCATTGTAACCGGGAATAATAACCCCCGAAGGGGTTACTAAACAAGCTCCTACTTTCTTCCTGTTAGCTTTACTTAACTCAGAATGAGCTAAAGCTACTTTCATATAGCAGGTATCTAGTTCATGTTGCGAAGGCATTTATTACCAGACCTTACGCTGAATAAACCAATTTACTGCTTTGATAATACGCTCTTCTCCTACTACTTGAATTGCTTGTCGAACTGATTCCTCTGAATCGTAAATACCAAGCATACAACACTGTTTGCAGCTTCCCCAGTAATCCGGTGAAATAGTATTATTTTCCATTACAGTAATACTACAATTAGTACTTCCAGCAACAAACTCATTCACTCTTCCACGTTGTTCACGAAGTTCTTGAAAGACTTTGCGTGTTTCCATTTCGGAAACAACCTCTTCTTCTGTACGGAAGAAATTACCAATCTCTTTATTGAGTTTATCCAAATCATCATCATCAAAAGTGTTGTAGCTAACACCAGTTGCTGCTGATATATACCAATACCTATCCCCAATTTCAGGCCAATTCTTTTTGCTTTCTTCCTCTTTCAGAAGTTCTTTTAACTCTTCTAGTTTGGTTTCAAGTTCTTTGATTTTACTTTCGTAGTTCATTTTATTCTCCTTTAGAATTAATGACTTTATCAAAATTACTAATATGGTATTCTAGTTTATCATCTACTGACGCGTCAACACCTCTTGTACATTGTGGATATGGATTAGCTTTAATTTCTTCTAAAGTAGGACGTCTACATTGATTCCACGCATTAGTTGAAATACTATCGCTTGTCCAACTAGAAGCGCCATTAGGAAAACATAAAGCTCTACCATCTTCATCTACTCCAGCAAAATGCCGTCTTTTCCACATATCAGTATCTCTATCGCGCACCATTACAATATCATTGATTTCAAAATCTTCATAAGGAGATACTTCAATTAAATCTAGTCCACTAGGTATTTCATTTGTATAAAACTTACCATTTTCTAAACACACTTCAATAAATTCGGCATCGCAGAATTTGCGTAAATATACAACAGGAAAACCATCGTAACTTTGCCTATCTACACAAAGCACTCTTACCTCGTTACCGCTGCGAGTTCTATACTTCTTGTTCATATCAATTTTCATGTTATTCCTCATCTGGTAATATAAATTAAAACACCTAAGATATTCATAGTTAAACCTCAGAAAGTTGCTTAAAGAAAATCAATAGTACTTGAAATAAGAGATTTCCGCAAGCTACAACCTTTAACAAAAACATATTTATAAATGTAAGTACCCAAGTACTCATCTTTCTCTGCGAGTACTAACCTTGAATGTTCTTTCATAGATATTGGGCTTGCTGACCTGAAAGCTACACTACTGCGCAAGCAGCCTTGATGCATCATACCACCAAGATACGTATTAATCGGAACTTCTACCTCCATACTTTCAAAGTAACAAGGTGCATTAAAGAACTCAGAAAGTACTCTATTAAGCGCATCTACAATATTATTGTCTTTCATATTAATCTCCCAATTTATAAATGCAATATAAACGACATTCTTCATTATCTTGAATACAGTATGCTTCGTTAGGGCAAGGTTTGCACTCGTCGTAGAAGTAGCAGTTGCCACAGAAGTAACTATCTTCCATATTCTTTGCAGATTGCTCAATCATAGCAAATCGCTTGCCTGTTTCTTTATCTTTTACATAGAATTTTACTGGCTTATCTTGCATTTATTTCTCCTTAAACTCTTTACAATTATCACAAGGTTTATCAATCTCTTTCATAGTTCCTATACCCAATCTTTAAATTTAACTTGATTAGATTGTATACGCTTCAAATAATCTTTGCAAGTATTTCTTTCAATCTTATAACCACAATAGAAGGCTTTTGTTGCTTTTTCGTAATTTCCGAATACTTTATGAAAATTGTTTAAAATATTTACACCTGCGATAATATTATTCTCTGGAGAATTCTCCAGAAGATTAAATCCAGACGATTTATGAATCTGCATTAGACCCAATGCTTTACTTTCTTTGTTCACAGCATTTACTTGAAACTTGCTTTCATTTTCAATGATAGCATAGATCATAGAACTTTCAACAGAAGAGTGTTTTGTTAATTCTTTTACAGTACTAACAACTTCATAAGCATCTCTTTCGGAAATTTTATAATTCTTCGATAAGAATACAGTTTGTTTAAGTAATTGCTTGTCTAACTTACTTTCGATATGAGTTACTTCTGAAATAAAAAATAAAGAAAGTGAAGCAAGAGCTAAACTAATAAAAATTTTATTTATTTTCATGTTATACCTTTAACTTATTAATGCAAGATTTTCCTACTAATCCCTCTTGCGTTTGCTTCATGGCAAAGGATCATAAGAGCAGCAAAGGCCGGAATATGTTCTTCCGAATCCTTTTCAGCAATCTTACAGGTTTCATAAGCATAATAAATTTCTTCAAATAATTTCTCATTTGAAAGAGATTTTACGAAAGCAATAACATCATCTTGTGTGTATTCATTATTCATTTGATCATCCTTCCTTTATAAGCAGCAATTCTTAGAGAAGCTACACGTCTAGCAGCCTGTTTATCTCCATCATACTTACTGAACTGTTCTACATAACTTTTATTTCCTATTGTAGCATGTACTTGATCATTATACCAAGTAATATTTATCCCAAGTTCCGCTTCCATGCACAAATCCCGTCATCTTCAAGAGGATTCCAACAAATCTTGTTTCCATACAAGTCAGTATACCATAAACCTAACTCTACATGGTATCTGCACAAACATTGCTCTGACTCACTCCACAGCCAATCAGACATACCACAGGCTTTTGCAGCTTGTAAAAGCATATCTTTTGTTTCTTGTTCAAGTAGTTTCATTCCGTTTTCCTTCATGGGTTTGTGCGGTGAAACTTTCCGCAGTTTGGGCAACATAGCCCGCGAATCTTGCAACCGTAATCTGTCTTGTCGGTGTATTTATCTTCGTTTGGCGCATACTCAACGATTGCACCGCATCCCCAACAAGTGAATTTCTTCATTACCTTTTCGTCAAATCCGATTACTTTTTCCATTCTGTTTTCTCCTTGATGCGGTAGAGCGTGACGTTTCCGGTGAAACTGTTTTCGTAGCTCAACCCTTCATCGTCGTGATGGAATGCTACAACCTCCAGCCTGCTCATTACATATTCTTCAAGGGCGGCGGTGTCGGGCGGGGTGGAGATGGCTTCGTCGGCTTCGTGATAGTCATCCATGCTGACAATCTGGGAAGTAAACCCATCAAAGTCTGTGCATTCCTCGTGAGCATCAATAAACCTAGAAAAAGCCTCCCGCAGCTTGGCCTCGCGGGCTTGGCTGGCGGCGAGTTGAACACGTAAGCATCCTGTATGTTCTCTGTGGTGTTCCGCATACCCACAAACTTCGCATCGCCGTTCGCTAAGACGCTCAATCTCCGCGTCCTTCCCTGCAATTAGCTTATATAAAGATTCAACTAGTTGTCGAGATGCACATGGCCCAACAATCCAATCTTTTATATTGCGGGATTCAAACCAATCTCCAATCTCAAAGGCTGGTTTAATTAGATGATCAGGTTGATTATTTGTCATTTTATACCCATCAATAATGATATGTTGACATAGGAAGTAAATTCCAAATCCCACCACTGTGATTGTATAATCCGATGATTATACCTAAGATAAGAATGGAGTAAATAATCCCATCAAATATTCCTCTATAACTCATTTCAATTCCTTATAAAATACATTACTTATTAAACTAATATCTTCTAACTTAGCATCTCTCCACGCAACATAGTCAAAGTCTGTTTCCAAACCACAACCATAACCATCCAGTAAAAACCCACTGTGCCTTTCTTCGATTTGAAGAACCAATAAAGGTTCTTTAAATAATCTGCGTTTGCAGCGATACCTGATTTTACCTGTAAATTCAATTTTATTCATAAAAAGCTCCAATATCTCCTGAAATAATATCTTCTGGCTGTAATGGAACAAGTTGCTTCAATCTGTTAATCTCCACACTCTTCTCCTGCAATTCTGTCCGACAAGATTCAACAAAATTTAACTTATCTAATGCAGTGATAAGTTCATCATTTAATGTTTTAATACAAGACTCAAGTTCCATGATCTGTTTTGATTTGATTGAAATTTCATCTTCAAGTTTCTTAATATCTGTATCTTTAATATGCAAGAAACTTTTAAGCATTACTTCTTTTGCTGATTTATTCATAAATATTCTCCATCTGAACCATAAGGAAACAAAACAGAATCTTCTTGCTTTGTTTTCTTTACAAAAATAACAGGTTTATTAATAGTACTTTTGCAATTAGAATTACAGATTTTCAACATAGTGTAAACCCTCATATCAAATTCAAATGCACAATTACTGCACATCCAACCTGTCTTATTCTCCTTAGTTTCGTATTCTATTCCTTCGTAAATCATTTTTACATCTCCTTGGTTAGACTATAAAACATTCCTCTGAGGAACCAAACATAAGCAGAAGCAGTTTCTTTGTTGCTATAGGTAAAGTTTACACCCTCATGTTTAGTAAAGTAAAGATAAATACCTTTATCTTTACAATATTCCTCTTTATTCAAAACCTTCAAACATTCATCTTTGATGAAATCAAATAGTTCCCAACGAAGTTTACCATATTCTGTGGACTTATCCCATACATTTTCACTATTATAAGCATGTTCCCCACCTGGAACAGGATAGGCACTGTCTCCAGAAAACTTATCCCACCGTTTAAAATAATGCTCAAGAAATGTTTTACGCTCATGATTAAAAAACTTCGTATGATACCCGCTGTCAATAATAAACTGATAAAAATTAGAACAAATACCATATTTTCTTATAATTTTAAAACTACCGTTATCAACATCTTCCCAGAACTGAAGATATACTTGTTCGAGTGATTTATCTTGCATGGTTTTCTCCTTGGTTGTTTATTTCACTTTCAAGTAGCAGTGCAATGTCCTTTGCTCCTTGATGATCTACCTTTGCGTTGAATCTTTTGTAGTGCTGCTGGATACGCACTTTACCTGTTACTTTATCTCTTGTAAAGCCTATTGTACTGTATTTTTCATCCCCTTGCATCACTGCATAGACAAGATACTCTCCTCTACTACTACTATCAGCGTAAGAAGATACACAAAACAAAAGAACATGTCAACACCTAGCCTAGACAATCTCATAGGAATTGATGTTAAACTTCCTGTTCGTTGACCTCGTAACCTTAATGTCACCAAGAAATTCTAGTGTTTTTATAAATACCTTGCATTATTTCACCTCTATACTACAAAATTCAATCGAACCTACCACAGCCTGATAAGCCTCTAGCATATATGTATGCACCACACCTTCTAACCTCTTCTTAACAATTACACTGTCATGCTCGGGGATAGCTACTTCTTCATCTGAACTTACAAGTTTATCAATAACTAAAGACATGATTGCACTATCTATATTCTGCAACAATACTCCAGCATCAGAGAATAACTTATGCCTGATAGGGGAATTATAGTCTGCAATACGATGCAGAATTAAACTACCGTGAAATACCTCCTTGTATTCGATCCCATAATATTTAGCTTTGCTTAAGTCAAAGTCTCCAGCTTTGATAGCGTTATACTCTTTCTTATAAGCTTGAACTAAAGCTTTAGTAGCACTAGGCATACTCCCTGCATTTAAGGCAAGCATTAGAGCGTATTTGCACAGGTTTCTTACTGGATTATATTTAGGGTTATAATTATTCTTAATATAATCAATTTTATCTTGATCTATAATCAAGAATTCTAAAGGACAACCATAAGGATCAAAGTTACCTTTGAATGTGTAATCAATCCATTGCTTTACAAATTCAGGATTTTCTTTATAAGCTTCTTCATATAATAAAGAAGGATGTAAAGCCTTGAAGTCTAATTCTACTGTGCTTTCATTATCTATCATTATACTCTTCCTTTCATTCTGAGATTTAGTTTGAATCTTACTTCCTCTTTCATACCATCTACCTCCTTTACTTAAATCTCCTATAAAACTCCTAAAGAATTGGATACAACTAATATCTTTTCCTTTTATGCTAATATCAGAGCAAGATAAAGCTAGATTTAATTTATTAACAATAGAACTTACTTGCTGTACCCCTTTAACACCAGATGTATTTAGTAGTTCTTTAGTATCTCTATCTCTGATTACTACAGGAGTAGCATCAATCAATTCATTTTTCTTTATAATATTCTTGTTAATTTTATCGAATAAAGAAAGCATAGGTTCTTTTAGGACTAAGTACGAAAGACTTACCTTATGTTTATTTGTACTAAAAGGATTCCATTCGATAATACCTCCTGAGTAAATATCAATGTAATCTAATTCTTCTAGCTTATCTTGCAACTTAATCATATTACTAAATGAAATACCTTGCTTATTACCTACAAAGCAAGTTCTATCTCTGCTAACCTCTAAAGCGCAAGCTTTAAGTCTAATAGCTCTAAGTGCATTTGTCAATAAGCAAAGTAGTTCCTTCTTGTATCTCTTTACTTCAACAGGGAAAGCATTAGCTATCCCTAGTAAAGTACTACTCTTATTGTAGTACAGGTTCAGGTGAGTACTCTTTAGACTAATCTCTTGAATACTATCTTTCTCTTCCCATGTCTTTAGTCTCATACTCAATCCTTGTAATCTTGTAATGGCTATAATTTAACATACTTATACTTAATATACAAGTAATAATACAAAGTAAAGTACTACTATCTAGGAAGTCGCGCAGTTTACGTTGTAGCTATATGATTATAAAGGAAAACCACCTAAAAAAGCTCTACTAAAAGTAGCCTCTTGAATCGCTAGTTTGTTTAGTCAAATTTTTACTCCCTTACCTCTTGACAACCAATCTAAGAAGAGTACAATCCAGCTATCGACTAACAACTCAAGGAACTGAAATGAATTCTTATGAAGTAATCCAAATCGCAAAGAAGCATGCTGAATTGTCTGGCAATCAAAGTGCTAAGTTGCTACTGGAAGATGCCATCTCCTTGCAATCTAAAGGTGCGTGTGTTTATGCTAGGAACAGAGCTATGCAATCCTTAAAACACAGTGTAGGCATCTTCCATGAAGATTATATTCTGTGCTGCAATGGCTTTATTCCAAAACGCCAAGCCTTTAGTTAAAGGTACTTAAATGAAAGTTTATATCCAAGGGGTTTGGGGTGAATGGTATGATAGAAGTTACCGTACTTGGTATGCTGCTAAGTTTGACAAGCAAGGTAATCAGATTGGAGATAGCATCTTTGCTTTTACAAAGCAAGAGATTAAAGAGTATATTAACCTAGATATTAAAGGAGTAACAAAATGAAAATCAGTAAAGAAACACTTGCAGAACTTCAAGAACAAGGTTACTCTTCCCTCAAGGAGTATTTTTCTTCTTTATCGGAAGAGTACGATATAGACATTTGCACTGTAGAAGCATTAGCTAATATTTTAGGAGAAGATGAACTATTTGATGGATTAGTAAATGCTGTAGAAGATGATTACTATGAAAACAGCTTGAAAACAGCTTTTAAAGCTTTCTAAGGCGATATATCCTCCTTGGGTATATGAAGTATCCAAGAAAGGTAAACAAATGCAATACAGAGCTATTATGAAGGTTTTAGAGGTATTGTAATAAACTTTAAGAAGTGCTAGACTGAACGTATTGACTTTAAGGAGAAGTAAAAATGCAAGAAAAATTCAAGGTAGGCGATCGTGTTGAATGGGCAAGTGATGGAGACTTTGATAGACATAAAGGCTCTAATGATCAGAATCTTTATGATATTGGAACTATTATTTATGTTACTACCCCTGACATACTTGTAAAATGGGATTCTTGCGGAGATTTAACCGATCCTTGTGTTGTTCATCTTAGATTGCTTGAAGAAGCCAATCCTAACCGCCATGTACACGCTGATCTAATCATTGCTTGGGCAAATGGAGCAGAGATTGAACTCTACAATGAATATTACAAGGACTGGTTTTCATGTCGTAGCCCTTTATGGTATGAAAATAATAAGTACCGCATTAAGCCAAAAGAACTTGTTGAATAGTTTAATGTCATCTATAACATCTATGCTAAAAATTTAATAGTTGAAGATGATCCAAATGTTGTTAAAAATCTTCGTTTGACATTTGAACCAGATACAGGTAAGCTACTCAAAGCTGAAGTTATTTAATATGGGAATTTAAAGTAACATCAGAATCGCTTTCTATTGCATTAAAATAGCTTCAGGTATATACTCTATCCAACTCAAGCAAACAAGCGCAATGTAGAGCGATTCTGAATGTTTTAGACGTATTTTAGTATGTTTATTTAGTTAGTTAATTAAGGAGGGAAGTATGGAAGATATGCAAATCAATACTGTAATTATTCAAGTACAAGGTGAAGAGTTAGAAGTTATCAACGTAGAACTAAGTGCAGCAGAAGTTAAATCAATCTATCTACAACGTAAAGAACTACAAAAAGAAGTTCAAGCTCTTGAGAAGAAAATCAAAGATATGGAATCTACAGCTAAGTACAATACATCTCGAATGGAAAAAGCTGAGTCGGAAGTCAAACAAGCTAATGTACTTCTCAGTGCTTTAGGTGTTGCATTTAAAACAAATGAAGAAGAGTCTTGGAGACAAGAAGAACTTTCAGTTGCTACCCGTATTGCCCTGTATATTGCAAACAAAACAAACAATTAAGGAGAAACAAAATGCAAAAATTACATAACTTGTTTAAGTTAATTATACTAAGTAGTTCGTTACTAACTATTTCTGCCTGTAGTATTAACGATAAACATGACAATTTGATTGTCAGCGATGGTAATGGTAAGAAATACATTTTAAAACATAATATTGGTGATACTTATTTTGTACGAGAGGTAGTACCAACTAATACTACACATTATGTGCAAGAGGCTAATTCTAAGATCGTAAAGGAGTAATCATGCAAAAAGTTAAAATTGAGTTAGATCAAGCAGAAGTTAATTATCTTACAGATATGTTTTCTGAGATTCTTCGTCGGTTACAGAATAGTGCTAATGACTTTAAATTAGCATCTACGCGTTTCTATGAACGTTGCGATAAAGAAAACCCAGAGGCAGCTTTGCATTTCAAAATGTTTAGTTCTTGCTATAGTAATTACAAGAAGCGTATGAAAGAAGTTAAAAAGCTATCTGAGATTCAACGCAAGTTGAAAGCTAGTGTTCGTAAAGGGTAGGGCTTTAATTATGAAATATCAACAAGGATATGTACAGATTGACTTAGTAGCTATTCTCGCTATATCATGCACAGTAGGCATTATTACAGGTTGGACTGTGCATGAGGTCGTAGCAGCTATTTGGCCTGATATTAAGGCTTGGATTCATGCTGCTACAGCTTAACTTATACTAAAGGGAAAAAACATGCAAGAGCAGAGTAGTATGAACTATTATATCGTACCTATATCCGTACCGGAAGATGCTTATCGGTTGGTACAAACATGCGGAGCATGTCCAGAACAATATGACATGCTAAACTCTAAAGGAGAAACAGTAGGTTACTTTCGGTTAAGACATGGTAAGTTCCGGGTGTACTATCCAGACTACGGCGGTGAGGTAGTCTATTATGCTGAACCAGAAGGTGACGGAGTGTTTATGGACTACGAACGTGATTATCATCTTAATCAAGGTATGTTTGCGGTAATTCAGAAAGAGGGAATGTAAAATGTCTAAAATCAAAGTAACACTGGCTAAAGATACAGAAGATTCTAAACTAAAGTTTCCTCTGTATATTCAACCAAAGATTGATGGTAGCAGAGGTATCGTACAAGAGGGTAAGTTATATGCACGTAGTCTCAAACAGCACGAGAATCTTCATGTAACTGCACAGTATAGTAATAGCGTATTTAACGGTTTAGATGGTGAGTTGATCATAGGGGACAATCCTACTGCACCTGATCTTTGCCGTAATACAAGTAGTGCTTTGCGTACTATTCAGGGAACACCTGTAACTACTTTCTGGTGCTTTGATTACGTTACAGAAGTAACAATGAACCTGCCGTATTCAGAACGGTATAAACAACTTTCAGATATTGTAAACTACCTTAACAAACAAGGATATTCTTTTATTAAGATTGTACCTAACTATGAAGTTAACAATCTACAAGAATATCATTACCTTCGAGATTCATTCCTCGATCAAGGATACGAAGGTTGTATTCTTCGTGATATGAAATCAAAGTATAAACAAGGTCGTTCATCTTCGGTTAAACCTGAACTGTGGCGATACAAGCCATGGAGTACAGCAGAGATTAAGGTTACTCGCCTAATCGAAGAGATGAAGAATAACAATGCAGTTAAGGTTAATGAGTTAGGGCGTACTGCACGAAGCACTCACAAAGAGAATCTTGCAGGTAAGCAGACGCTAGGTGCTATTGAAGGTAATCTTATTAACGACCTGCTGGATTACAAAGGCAAGGTAGTAGCTAAAGCAGGTACGATCATTACTATCGGTACAGGTTGTTTGACGGAGAAAGAGTGCAAGTATTATTGGGATAATCCTGAAGAACTACTTGAGCATATTACGGAATTTGATTACATGAGTTATGGTCTAAAGGATAACGCAAGGTTTGCTAACTTTAAGAGAATTCGATCAGAAAGGGATATGTAATGACAGACAAACAATTATTGGATATGGCATACAGAGCAGGTATTGTTTGCTATACTACAAAGTTTGGAACACCTACAGTATTTGATGGAAATACTTTCAGTAAGTTACAAATATTGGCTAATTTAATTGAGCAAGAGGTAAAGAACAAATATAACAACCGTTAACGAAATAACATGAGATACGATCTTTAGTAAATATTCTGATTTATACCGAGATAATTATGATACTATCTTCGGTAATCTAGTTTAAAGGAGATTACTTGGCAAACTTTGTAAAACATGATTCCTGCCCTAATTGCGGGAGTAAGGACAATTTAGCAGTTTATGATGATGGAAGTTACTACTGTTTTAGTGATTGTGGTTATAAATCTGTAAGTGAAGAATATAAAAAAGAAGCTAAAGCAAGTAACTCAAAGTACAAGGAGAAAGATTTGGAAGAAACGATTAAAACTGGAAAACCTAAAATTACAGAAGAGCAAGCTGCTAAAGTAAAGAAAGACACCGGAGTAAATCCTAACGGATATAGAGGTATCCGGGCAGATATTAGTAAGCAGTTTGGTATTCGTTATGAGTATGCGGAGGATACAGGAGAAGTATCTGCTGTATATTATCCGTGTACAAGAGGATACGATCTTTCTGGATACAAACTACGAACACACCCTAAGACATTCTCAACACCTTACGGAGCTACAGGTAAAGATTGTGAATTATTTGGACAATTCAAATTCAAAACAATGTCTAATACTTGCTTGATTGTAGGCGGAGAGCATGACGCCTTGGCTGCTTTTCAAATGCTCTCTGATGCACAGAAAAGTAAACAATACGACCCTGTAGCGGTGGTTAGTCCTACTTGTGGAGAAACTTCTGCTTTTCGCCAGATTCAAGGGCAATATAATTTCTTTAATCAATTTAAGAAAGTAATTGTTGCAATGGATTCAGACGCAGCGGGGGAAGCTGCATTAGAAAAGATTGCTAAAGTTTTACCTCGTGGTAAAGTGTATGTAATGAAGATGCGTCGTAAAGACCCTAATTCTTATATTTGGGATAATTCAAATTCAAAAGAAGTCAATGCAGAGCAAGAATTTATTAACGATTTTTGGGCAGCAAAGCCATATACTCCGGCTGGTGTTCATGCAAGTACATCTTTATATCAGGCGGCTTTAGATCGTATGGATTTAGACCTTATCCCTCTTCCAGATTTTATGAAAGTAGCTGCGGAGAAATTAGGGGGTGGTTTGGTAAAAAAAGAAATAACTCTAATACTCGCTAAAACGTCAATCGGAAAGACTACTTTAATTTCTGGATTAACTCAGCATCTTGCTTTAAATGCTCAAGAGGAGGTGATTGGCGTACTATCTTTAGAAGCAGACGCTGGTAAGTTTAGTCAGAATCTTCTATCGTATCATTTGCAGAAACCTCTACACAGAATGACCAAAGAGGAACGTATTGCATTTTTACAACAAGATGAAGTTATAGCTAAAGTAAAGAAACTTTATGAAAAGCCTGATGGTACCCCTACGTTATATGTTTGTGATGATCGTGGAGCAAATTGGGAAAGTATTAAGGAGAAAATTCTTGAAATGATTATCTCGATGGGGGTTACAGTGCTTGTCGTTGACCCTTATTCTGATTTACTTTCTGGATTATCCGTGTCTGAGCAAGAAGAAGTTGCTACTTGGTTCAAAAAGATTATGAAAGAGTTTGAAATTACTCCTATCATTGTTAGTCATGTAAGAAAAAGTAGCACGGGGGCAAATTCAGGAGCTTTAACAGAAGATGATGCTCAAGGTAGTAGTTTCTTAGTAAAGGCAGCAGGTCAAACGATGGCATTGGAGAGGGATAAGCAAGCAGAATGCCCGATTGAAAGAAATAAAACTACAATTAATATTCTGAAAAATAGGGATTTTTCAGAAACTGGCCCTGCTGGTGCAATGTATTATGATATTGCTACTGCGAATCTATACGACTATGATGATTGGGTTAATGGGAATATTTGATAATAGATTATCTACTAATGGAGTAAATTTTGATTAAAATTGGAGATAAATTCACAACTGATAACGGAACCAGCGCTACTGTAATTGATTATTTAAATAATAAGAATATTACTATTCAATATGATTCCGGTGCAGTGCAGGTGGTTCAAGGTGGCAATTTGAAAAGGGGATCAATCAAAGACCCTTTTAAGCCTTCACTTTATGGAGTAGGTATTTTAGGTATTGATAAGGTTAAAGCCTCAGATCAGGGTTATGTAACATGGAGCAATATGCTACGTCGTGTCTATCTTCCTAAAAATAAACTTGAGTATGAGGCATATAAAGATTGTAGTGTTGACCAGTCTTGGCTACTTTTAACAAATTTTAATAACTGGTTTAAGTCACAAGTTCACGAGAAAGGGTATCATTTAGACAAAGACCTCCTCTGCAAAGGAAACAAAGTATACTCGCCTTCAACTTGTATCTTTGTTCCTCAAGAAATAAACAAGTTTTTAACAAGCAGAGCCAATGGAAGAGGTAAATACCCACTAGGGGTATCGTACAAAACAAGTAACCTGAAGTATGATGCTAAAATTAGTATTGATTCTAGAACTAGACATCTTGGCCTTTTTGAACAACCAGAAGATGCTTTCTATGCCTACAAGAAGGCAAAGGAAGAGTATGCAAAAGTTCTAGCTGAGAGATGGAAAGAACACATTGACGCAAGAGCTTATGATGCACTTCTTCGATACGAAGTAAATATAACAGACTAGCACTTGACAAAGGATGTTATCTTCGGGTAACATCCTTTTGTTATTTATAAGGAGGAAGTATGCAAGGGTATGTGTTTGATATTGAAGCTGATAATTTATATCTTCAAAGTAAGAAGATTTGGATTATTGTTCTAAAATCACTAGATGGCTTACGATCTCTTGAATTATTCCCATTTAGAGAAGAAAAAGAGGAAGTAAAGCGTAAATTTATTGAGTGGCACTGTTCATTTGGAAAGTGCCCTACAGTGGTTTCATTCAATGGTATTGGATATGACCATTGGATGCTGTGGAAGCATCTTGATATTTCATTTCATATCGGCAAAAATGGTTATGATTGGTTAGATATGAAGTACAAGTGCAATGTGGTTGATTTGTATGTTCTTAGCCAATTCATTGATCCAGATAGACCTCGTCATAGTCTTAAATCTTACGGTGAAGAATTAGGGGATCATAAACTAGATTTTAATGACTGGGAAAAATTCTCTGATGAAATGTTGATCTATTGCCGTAAAGATGTGGATGTAACTCTTGATGTATTCAACTACCTTACAAAGAAAACTAAACATCTATATAAGCTTGTGTATGGAGATGAAGGTGGGCAATACTGGAAGCCTCTGAAGTCCTTGCAGAAGGATTATTACTTGTATTCTGCTCAGGCATTTACTGGTATTGAATTCGACAAGGAATCCGCTGAGAAACTTGTAAAAGAGATTGAAGATGAAATGCTTGAGATTGAGCAAGAAGTACTCCCTCAACTTCCTCCACGTAAGCTAAAAGAGGGTGAGAAGAAGCATTATTCAATGCCAGCAAAGCCATTCAAGAAGGATGGTTCTTTGTCAAGTACAATGGAGAAATGGATCGAGAAGCACAATGCTAAGGTTGTTGGAAACTACGTAGAAGCCTATGGTAAGCAGTATAAGATTGAAGCCAATAAACTACTTGATGTAGAGCTTCCTATGGAAATTAAGGATGGTGATGATATTAAGGAGTGGTTCATGCGCCCAAGGCCCAAAAAAGAAGTATACGAGTTGTATAAAAATGTTGTTTGGAGAGAGGATTAATATGCCAGCAAAGAAAATTTATAACACTGATGAAGAACTATCTGAGGCAATGAAAGAAAACTATAGGAGATACAACAAATCTGATAAAAGAAAATCCGCTAAAGAAAGATTCAAAGAGCGGCACAAAGATGATGTCGAGATGAAGGCTGCGTATTATGAGTCAAGAAAGCAATGGTATAATTCTTTACCTGATGAAAGAAAAGAAGAAATTAGAGTACGAGGTAATGAATTGGCAAAGATACGCAGAAGGGAAGACCCAAGAACCCCTATGTTAGCTGATGCAAGGAAGCGCGCAAAACAGAGAAATCTTGAGTACGATCTTACAAAAGATGATGTAACCATCCCTGAACTATGCCCTGTTCTCGGAATACCTTTATTTGTTGGAACTGATGGAAAAAGATCACCGAATAGTCCATCGCTTAATAGAATTGATAACAACAAAGGCTACACAAAAAATAATATTGCAGTTATCAGCTTAAGAGCAAACACCTTAAAGAATGATGCAAATGTTGAAGAGCTACAAGCGATTGTAAAATACATGGAGGAAAATCTATGCCTTGGTACGGAGTGAAAGATGGAGAGGAGGTTAGGATTCCAGACAACTTATTAGACCCCGGTTGGAAGCCAACTTTTTACAACTTTAAACGCGACCCTAATACTGGAAAGCCAATGCGTGACGACAAAGGTGAAGTAATCACAACTACTCCTAAAATTCAGGAAATGGGTAAGATTTGTCCTAATCTTCTAAATCTTGATGGTGATTTGCCTAAGCGGATTGTCAGGTTCCTGTCATTGCGTAATCGTGCAAGTGTAGTCACAGGTTGGTTAAATAATTGGCGTCTAGGCTTTGATGGTCGGCTTTCTGCTGAAATTACTGGCTACACTCCTACATTCCGAGTAAAACACTCAACTATTGTAAATTTGCCGAAGGCTTCTCCAGAGGTTGTTAAGGGATACGAGGTACGTTCATTGTTTATTGCATCAAAAGGCATGAAATACGTGTCAGCGGACGCGGCGGCGCTGGAAAATAGGACGATTGCTGACGGAACATACGAGTTTGATAACGGTTCATTCGCTGATCTTGTCCTTAACGGGGATAGCCATAGCTTTAACGCAACTATTTTCTTCCCAAAGGAAACGGCAGGGTTTGATGTAAAATCTCCTGATTTTAACAAAGACGATCCTAAGTTTAAGCCGTATCGCAATAAGGCAAAAACAGGCGCATATTCCTTGGCCTATGGCGCATCTGTAAAGAAATTTACAAAGTCACTTGGATTATCTGAAAGAGATGGTGAAATAGCCTACAACAATTACTGGGATGCTAACAAAGGATTGAAGCTGTTTAAGGAAAGTAAAGAGAAATTCTGGCAATCCAAAGGAATGAAGAAATTTATTCTAGGTAAGGATGGTAAGTTGCTTACTGCTCGTTCAAAGCACCTGCTAGTTAATCTGTCAGGCCAAAGCCTAGGCGCTACAGTTATTACATATGCTTTGTGCATTGTGGATAATAAACTTGGTTGGATGGATATTGATGAACTTGGAAGGCCGTACTACAGGTACAAAGGGTGTATTGTGAAACGCCTTGCTGCTTTTCATGACCAAGGGGATTATGAAGCCGAACCTGAAGTTGCTGAAGAGGTTGGTAAGATGATTGTAGATGCAATCAAGAAAGCCGGGGAGTTGCTTGAGATGAAAGTAGCACTTGACGGAGAGTACAAAGTAGGTAACAATGCAGCAGAGATTCACTAGTAATCCAAGATCAAACTTTGAAGAATATTACTTGACAGCAAGTAAATCTTCACCTAAACTAGAAGCATCAACTAACCACAAGGAGAAACAAAATGGACATTACATACTTTAAGGCATACGACTTAGATTGGTTATATGATCTTTTAACTAATAACAAATTCTCTTGTTCAGAAATTGAACAAGGCTATTATAGTTTCACAGATGGTCTAACTACTTGCTTCATTAATCTTGGAGAGGAGTTACATCCCAATGTTGATTTTAGGTTAGCCGTAGATAATGTCAAAGCCTATAATAAAATTGGGCAAATCCCTGTGAGTATTGATGTTGCACAGGCAGATGAGTCCATTGTATTGAAGTGGATTAATTTTCTTGGAACAGACAAAGGGTTTACTTATAGTAATACATTTGAGTATCTTGATGATGGCTCCCGCCCTTGTTATTGTTATTCTAAATAAGGAGAAACAAAATGAAAAGCAAAATCAATGAAGCTGTAAAAAGTAAGGCAGTAAAGTACCCTTGCCTGAAGAAATGGACTCATGCACAAGACCCAGAGCGTTATATGATTACTTTGTTTCTTAGTGAGAGTTGCGGTGTAACTGTATTCAAATCAGAGAAAAGCAACGCTGATCTTTTTCTATATGAAAATTATTACGATGAAGATGCTTTTGAAGTATTTAATGGTGAAGTTATTCTTAATAATTAAGGAGAAATAATATGCGCATCAAAGATGAAAGCGGCACAACACTCAAACCTTGCCCGGAATGTGGTTGTGCTGACGATCTTGAAATAGATTCAAGCGACCATGCAGAAAGGTCTTGGGTTAATTGCAACGACTGTGACTACCATTTTCAGACACGGTGTCGTGAAGAAAACATTGGTAAGTATTGGAATAAGCACATTGCAAAGAAAAGCGGTGCAGCATGATTACTCTAATTAGGAGAAATAATATGCAAAATAAACAAACCAATCTGTATAGTTATATCCCTCTAGCTTCCCCTCAATACCCTTGGTATTTAGCTAAACTTCGCAATGCTTGGATTGCTTTGTTAGCACCACCTAACAAGCTATTCGTTCAAGTTATGAATGAAGGAGCAGATAAGCTCGAAGAGCTTGACAAAAAGATTCAAGATGGTAAAATTCCTATTACTTTCTTTACTAAACTTTAAGGATAATACTAAATGCAAGAATTAACTAAAATTACATATAATGCTGAAACGAAGACAGGGAAGCTGAGAGCTTATCAAGGCTACCCTCCGGGTGCAGATGTCCTTTGTAAATTTAAAGATACAGGTAACGGATATATCTTTAAATTTCCTAGTTATAGTAGTATTTATCGAGATAATTACATTTGTATGGATTACGATGAAGCAGGATATTTGGCTAAAGTGTTGCAGTTCTTAGCAAAACAAGAAGGTTGGGATTCATGTAATGAAGGAGAAACCAATGTATAAAGTAAAACTTAACGGTGGGTATTTTGATTGCGATATTACAGAAGTAAATTCAAAAGGAGAAATTGTATATTTTGATGTTTATCTTCATGGTATTTGGTTGAATGATATGCTTAATTGTAAAACTTTAGAATTTATTAAAAAAGAGTTGCAATTCAAGAATGAGTATGCTAAAGTGCTTAACTATGATTATGTTATGGGAGAATAGTTTGTTAACTTCTATATTAGACCCTCCTGTTGTAGCTAAAGAATTTTTAAACTTTTCTTTAAAAGGAGCTTGTATTAGTACAAATCTTATGTTACAATGGATCATTCAATTTATCTGTATGTTATTTGGTACATACGGTATGACTTGGATTAAAGAACTATTATTTGGTTTATAAGTTGTCTGTAAACAACTTGTGTTTATATTATTGAAAGGAAGTAAATATGGCTTTTAATGCTTATGGTTCTAAACAAACGGATAAATCTTCAGCAGTAAGTGAAATTGACTGGAATGCTCTGAACGAGTATGTTGTAGAGACTTGTGATATTGCTGATAAACCTGCTACCATTGCAGGGTATGTAGCTGCAATCGTTGATCTTGGTACTCAACCACTTCCAGACGCTGAGTATGTCTTTGAAGGCACAGAAGAGGAAGAAGAAGAAATTATTGAAGCAAACCCTAATACATACTTCAAGGATGGTATTAACCCTGATACTAAGAAGCCTTGTCGTTTGAAATGCTTTCCTCAGAAAGATGCACAATGCGTAGCTGTTGCAGTAGATTTCCCTGATATTATGCTCAACAAAGGTCAATTCTTTGGTGATGCAAATGCAGAAGAAAAGCCTTTGCGTCTATGGCTCGGTGGGCAATTCTATAAAGAAGGTGTTGGTTTTACTATTGCACGTCCTACGCCTTTGAAGGTTACTAACCTTGATAAAACTCGTGCAACTAAGAAATGGTCTTTCGCAAAGAATCATCTGTTTTATAAAATGGCTGTTGCAGGTGGAGTTATTAAGAAAGATGAATGTTTCCTTCCTGAACGTATTGATGAACTTCTTGGTAAGTCTTTCTTGTTTGAAATCCAAGTATTCTTTAAAGAAGGTGTAGGTAAGAATAAAGGTAAGAAATACTATACGGAAAATATTAAATTCACAGGTGCATTGGTTCGTGGTATGAAAGAACCTGAGAAAGTTACTACCCCTTTCATTATTCAATTTGATGAAAATAACGATCTTAAATCTGTAAAAGAGTTGACTAGTCGTGTAGTTAATACCATTAAGATTGCTTCTAATTTCAAAGGTAGTGCTATTGAAGGGCAACTTGCGAAGGCTTGGCAATCTTCTGGTTCTGAAGGTTCTTCAGAGCAGGAGGATACAGTTAAAGAGGAAGCACCTGTTGTTAAGAAAGAAGTCAAGAAGAAAGTTCCTCCTAAAGTACAAGAGGATACGTCAGAAGATGATGATTTTGATGAAGATTGTCTCCCGTTCTAGGAGGGTTAGATGTGAGTCTGGAAAATATTGAACGCATCAAAGAGTTGTATGCTAAGGTTAAAAACTTAAAACTTGTATCTGAAGCCCTGAGTATTCCTTGGCAAACAGTTTATTGGTGGTTAAAGAAAGAAGGTGTTCAGGTAGTCGGAGATAAAGCTAGGTATGGAGGCGATTCAGATTCTGTCGGTATCATTGGAGAACTTTTGTTTAAGAGACTATTCCCTGATGCTGTTTACGAAAACGATACAAAATATCAAGCTAAACACGACTTCACGTTGCACGGTTTAAAGATTGACATCAAGACAAGTTCGTTAAGGTCTGTTAAAACCCGTAAAGGTAATATAGCAACTAGATGGGGTTTTAACTGTTACAATGCTGCTGAACACGGGATAGATTTCTTTGTTTGTTTTTGTCTTAATGCGAATGGGAGGGATGTAGATAAGATTTTACTAATACCTTCAGAGATGGTTGTATCGGAGACCGGAGGGGTATCTGTAAGTAGCAATAGATCTAAGTGGGATGCTTTTGTTATTACTGAACAAGATATTGTAGAATTTTTCAACAATTTCAAAGCATCTTAATCTTGAGGTCAATTTTGAAAACACACCCGTTCTAGGGATTAATAAACGGGAGGAAATTCCTCCCTATTAAGGAGAAATAAAATTAACTTTAACATCCGTAGCTTTCTAGCATTCCCTTTTAGAGTAGCAAGCAGTGTAGTTCAACTAACTGCCGGTATTGTATTTATCCCTTTGCTACTTCTTACAGTTACATTTAACTTTTTAGCATCAATCATTGAAGATTAAGGAGAATTATGATTTCAGATCAAGTAATGAAAAGTCATTTTGAAAAAGTAGTACAAATTGTGCATGAAAAATCTTTGTTAGACGAAGATATTAAACTTATTAAACAAACAATGAAAGATGAAGGAGTAGAAACTGAAGATATTAAAGCCTTTATTCAAGCTGCTACAGCGAAAGCTAAAGAAAAGACTGAAGAAGTCGTTAATGGAGCGTCAAAAGTTACAGAAATGATTGAACGTTTTGCTTGAGTAATTCTAACGAAGGAGGTACTTTATTGTACTTTCTTCGTTTTATTGTTTGTACTAGGGAGAGTTGATATGATATTTAAGCGTATGCTCTGTAATCACGATTTTAAATTTAAGCGCAATATTTATGGTGACGAAATTATTGAACATAGTTGGAATAGAAGCGTTTACGTTTGTACAAAGTGCAACAAATTGAAACTAGATAGGTTATTGCATGACTAAACGAATTGTGTTTGATTATGACTGGTTGGTATTCAAAGCTGCTTGTGCAGTAGAGGATAGGTTTGTACGCGTTCATAATAAAAAGAACAATACAGAACTTATCTTCAAGAATCGTACCGAGGTATATGGTAACTGGAGAAAGAAAGATGGTGGTTGGTTAGCCAAACAAGATAACTTAACCTTAGATGATATTGAAATCTCGGATGATCGTGAAGTAGAAGAACTTAAAAATGCCTTGCATATTGCTAAAACTATTATTGAAGATGTTGTTGAAACATTAGGTGCAACTGAGTATTTTGGTTATGTGTCTGGTGAAGGTAACTTTAGAAAAGACATTTGCACGTTACTCCCGTATAAAGGCAATCGTGAAAGTATGATTTCACCTCTACATCGCGCAGACGTAGCAAAATACCTTGTAAATAACCACAATGCTATCTACACGCACAATGAAGAGCCTGATGATGTAGTTGTTAAGTACATGCACAATGCGTTTAAGAATAAAGAGAATGTTGTTTGTATTGTGAACGAAAAGGACTACATGGGTTGTGACGGTAACTGGTGGAATTATGATAACCGGACTTTAACTAAAGTAAGAGGCTTTGGAGAACTGTACAGGGATTCAAAAGGTAGTGTAAAAGGTTATGGTAGAATGTGGAAATACTTTCAGGTATGCTTTTCTGATACAAGTGACAATTATGCTGCTAATTGTTTTTCCGATAAAAAGAATGGTGAAGTTGCGGTATATGAACGATTGAAAGATTGTAAGAGTGATACTGAGGCTTTTTCTGCAATGAAAGAACACTTTATGTACTTATACCCAGAACCTAAAGTTATTACTAACTGGAAAGGCGATACCTTTGAAATTGATTGGCTATATGTAATGCAAGAAATGTTCAACATGGCGCACCTTCATAGATGGGATAACGATTTTATTGATGTTAAAACGGTAATGAATAAATTAGGAGTAAAACTGTGAGTTCAGTATGTAGATTTATTAGCAATTCAAAAGGCTCTGGTGATTATTACGTTGTAACCTTTGACGATGATATTATTCATCAAGGGCATAACCTTAGTTTTTACGCTATGTTTGAACTATTCAAATATTACGGCGGCCAAGCTGATATTGTAGAATATGAAGAAGTTACTGATGAAAAAATTAGAGGAATATTTATGAGTATTAAAAATGGATTCCATTACGATGACTACAACCGTAGGTACTATAGAGATGAACAAGGCGATAAAATTCCAGAAGATATTTGTATATGTTATGCTCACGAACCGGAAGAGTGCGGTTGCGATTGTACAAGCTGGAATGACTACATTTACGATGACTACGATTATTATGAGGATGATGAAGAATGAATACATTAGAATTTATATACAAATTAAAAGATATTGAAGAGAAATTATGGAATAACCTAGACCTGATATCTAGTAATTATTACCCTGAAACTGTTATTTATGATTTTGTCCATATAACCCTATCATCTGAATCTGTGCACTGGGTATTCATTACAAACGAAGGTCAGCATATTGCAGATGCTAAGCCTATCTTGGAAGTATTCAAATTAGTGAAATTAGGCGTAACAGGGATTAAAGAGGGAGGGTATTTGGATGAGAGTTCTTAAATGGGAAACAAATGAAGGTGTGCTAGAATTACCTGCAAACACCTTATGTGAAGTGGAGAGTATTCTAAATAAAGTACTACACAATCTCGAATCATATACAGCAGAAACTCTTGCAAAGAAAGTTCGTAAAATTAAAGACTCTGATCAGTACAAATTGTTAAATGATTACTATAAAGCAAGATGGTTATTATCTTCCGTTGAAAGATTCCTGTGTTACCGCTTAGGATGGGAAAAAGCCTTTATTTCCTTCAGGTCTTTCGAGAATAATTCTATACTTGGTACAGAGGTGCAGAATGACTATTGATCTATATACAGCTACAGATGTAAAGAACGCAAGAGAGTATTTGCTAAAGGAACAAGGTAATAAATGTAGTATCCTTGGTATTGATATTAAAATACTAAGAGATCAAATCAGCAATCTAACTGAAAAATTCATTAAACGAGTTAATACTGATCCTCATTTTCTATCAGAGTTTGTACAAGACACAAATGTAGATGAACTAACGTGTATAAGTTTCAGTAAAGATTTTTGTTATATCGAGTATTGTAAATATTTAGGGGACGAGAGAAGGTATGTTACCTCGATTGAACATTTCGTTGGGCATATACTGAGTACTTAGAACAACTTGAATGGGAAGAACATCAAGATGAAACTTGGGAGGGAATTATGAATAAAGAAAAAGGATTTATCAATTTAGACTTAACACCGTTATTTTGGTTTGCAGGTATTGGGTTGGTAGCAATGCTTGTTGGAATCCCTTGGTTGTTGTATTGGTTAATTGTTCATGTGAGTATTATTGTCGTATGAGTATTGACCTTTACACCACAAAAGACACCACAAGAGTCCGAGAGTTGCTTTATGATGAACAAAAATGGAGGGTGAAGTTTGGCAGCACCAAGAATAATAACAATTGAAGAGTTAAACAGACTACTCGAACATGAAGACTATGTTGTTATCAAAAGAGAAGATGATCCAAATTATTGTACAATACGCTTTAACTCTTGCGGGCATACAAAATTAAAGACAATTTCGTCTATAACAAATCATGAAAAACGTAATTCTTATTGTACGGAATGTTTTGAAGATAATCTTTCTAACATATTAGTTGATAAAGGATTTACCTTATTAACTAAGTTTAAATACGGTGAAACTAAGTTCAGTGGAGAGTACAGACTTAGTACCTGCAATAATTGTGGAAATTTTGTTTTCTCATTACCGAGTAGTATTTATTCCTCTAATAGGCTGCACTGTTATTTATGTGAATATAATTATTACAAGCAACTAGCAGAAAGTAAGGGATATACACTTATAAATAGAATAGATAGATATAACCTATTATTGGAATGCAGGTGTGGGCATCAATTTAACTACCAAGGGTCTAATTTAAGAAGAGTTACTCCAAGATGCCCTAAGTGCGGCAAGAAAGATAACGGTTCTTATGTTTATGCTTTTAAGATAGAGAATTTTCTAGGGACGTTTGTAAAAATAGGGAAATCTAATAACCCGTATCTAAGACATATTAATTTTTCAGAGGGTAATGATAATATTTATACTTTAATTTTTAGTATGAAATTTAATACTGAAAGCCTAGCATATAGATTTGAAAAAGAGCTACTTAGGAGATATGGTAGTTTTAGGCTGTCCTCAGAGTTTTCAAAACTATTTATTGATAGTGGGTTTACAGAAGTATTCTCTTCTGATATACTTGTAAATATTATAAAGGAGGATTGAAATAAATAAATCATTATACACAACTAAAGAAATCAAGGAATTTAGAGATGAGCAAGTAAAGAAACAGGGAGGTATTGATCCTATTACCAAGGAATCTTTCAAAGAACCTCCGGTACAAGATCATTGTCATTCTACACAACACTGTAGAGCAGCTTTAAATCGAAATAGTAATGCATTCGAAGGTCTAGTATTCAACGCTTACAAACGCTGCTTAAAATGGCTTACTGATGTTCCTCTACCTGAATTGCTTAGGAATCTTGCAAACTATCTTGAAGAAGATTATAGTAACAATCCGTACCATACTGGCTGGATTAAAGCAGTTAAAGTTGAATTCAACAAACTCTCAGCATCTCAACAAAATAAAGTCCTAGAATTACTAGGCTCTGAAACAGGAAGTAATCCTAAAAATAGGAAGGAATTATTTAGTAAAATAGTCCTTGACAGAAGTTTAGGATTTGATAAGATAAGTTCTGTTATTGACAAAGTAAAGGAGGAAGTATATTGAAAAGATACAGTACTATTATCCAAAGTAAAATCCTTGAACTAGACTATGACGGACTAAGCGCGAGGAAGATTGCTAAGGAATTAAATATTGGTAAGTCTGGAGTTATTGATTTTCTTACCCGAGTCTACGGTAGTCGAGGAAATGTTAGAAAAGTTAAAGAAGTAAAACCAAAGATTCTTCTTTTAGATATTGAAACAGCCCCGAGTATTGCTGCTGTGTTTGGAAGATTCAAAGTCAATATTACCCAAGATCATGTTATTAAAGAAGGGACTTGGTTACTTTCCTATGCTTATAAATGGTTAGGTGAAAATAAAGTCACAGGGAATGTACTTACACCTTCTGAAGCTATTGCAGCAAACGATCAACGTCTGTTAGTAAATATTTTAGACTTACTAGAAGCTGCGGATGTTGTAATTTGGCATAATGGAGATAACTTTGATTTCCCTATTGTTAAAACTAGGTTGATTATCAATCACTTACCACCTTGCAAGAAGATTAAGAGCATTGACACTCTTAAAATTGCTAAAGAGTTCAGGTTTAATAGTAATAAACTAGATAGTCTTTGTAAGCAACTTAGTTTAGATGGCAAAGTACAACACCGTGGGATTAGCTTGTGGAAAGACTGCCTAGAAGGGAATGAACAAGCATTAAAAGATATGCTGCACTATAACAAAGGGGATATTCCTACTTTGGAAGAAGTATATAAAATTATTCGTCCTTATAGTACAAAACATCCAAATTTAGCTTTATTTTATCCCGACGATGCTGTAAGATGTAACATCTGCGGTAGTAAGAATGTTAGTGAAACAGGTAATATCTTAACAACAAATTTAAGTGCTTTTACAGAACATGTATGTAATGATTGTAAAGCTAGATTTAAGTCAAGAAAAAGTATTACTACTAAAGAACAAAGAAGTAAGTATCTATCTAATTAAAGGAGAGCAATTTAAATGCACAAATCACTAGCCGTATTTAAGACATTAAATGACATGATTACTGCTTATTCAAGAAAACAAGAAACCGATATTTACTCAAAAGGAGAACCATCTTTGGATATTAAAATTTTAGATAAACGTCTTTTGTGTAATATGCCTTCCTATGCTACATCAGGCTCTGCTGGATTTGATCTACAGGCTTGTGTAGAAGAATCTTTTAAACTATACCCCGGTGAAGTAAAACTTGTACCAGCAGGTTTTGCTATTAATATCAAAGACCCTAACTATGCGGCAGTTATTCTTCCTCGTTCTGGTCTAGGTCATAAACACGGTATTATCCTTGGAAATAGTACAGGATTGATTGATAGTGACTATCAAGGGCAAATTATGGTATCATTGTTTAATCGTAGCGATGAACCTTTTGAAATCAAACCAATGGATCGTATTGCTCAAATGGTAATTATTCCTGTAGTTCAAGTTGCTTTCAATGTAGTAGATTCTTTTGAAGAATCTGAACGAGGTGAAGGTGGGTTTGGTAGTACAGGTGTATCTACAAATTGATATTTAATGCAAGCCCGTCCGTAAGGGCGGGTTTATTTGTTTTTAAAGGAGATTAATAATGTCTGAATCAAATAATAAAAATGATTATTACAAAGCAGTATATGATGACAAATATATCATTGTAAGATGTGAGTCAGTAGGCTGTCTTAAGTACTTCTTCAATGGAACTGTAGTAGAATCCAATGATCCGAACTTTGTTGTTGGGTATTATTCAGAACAATGGCTTTCATTTGCGTTTTATCGTTTATCAGATTATACCCAACCTGTTACAGAAAACTCTACCGCAATTAAAAAAGATTCTACGGTAAAGTATAAACATTACAAATATGCTTACAAAGGTGTTAAACTAGACCCTTATCGTATTCTTAAAATCTATAAGATTACTTGCCCTGCACAGCAACATGCAATTAAAAAGCTATTGCGTGCAGGTAATAGTGTAAAAGACTTAAAGCAAGATATTAAAGAGGTAATTGATACACTTCATCGTAAGTTGGAAATGCTAGAAGAGGATGCATCATTGGAGATTGATAATGTATAAATTTAAAGTCGGAGATATGGTAAAGGTATTTGTAAAAGACGGAGAAGAACCTATATTTAACGATACAATGCAGAAGTATGTAGGTAAAACTGGTATTGTTATGAGTGTAAAGAAAGAGCAGTATAACCCTTATGTTGTTGCAGTACAATTTGAGCATGGTATTATTGTAAATTATGATTCGTCTAATTTGGAAAAAGTAGAAGAGGAAGTAGATAAATATTTTAAACACGAAGATGATTATGGGTATTTTATTGTAAAGCAAGAAACACACAATGGATTCAGTAACGTTTATTTTGCAGGTACTGTTGTATCTTCTACCCTTCCTGAGTATACTGTAGGACAATACGACCACACATGGTTTAAACATTGCTTCTGTGAAGTACCAAACCCATTTATTAATGCAGAGATTAAAAAGGAAGGAACTGACATGCAAGAAAATGAAACTAAAGATCGTTATTTTAGATACTCTCCTAATAGTCTTTACTACATCATTGTAAAGTATGAAGGTGAAGGGGTAATGTCCCATCACTTTAAAGGAACTGTAGTAGAATCTAATTGGAATGCATATAAAATAGGGTGTAAAAACTCTGATTGGATAGTAACTATGTTTGAAGAAATTTACGACTATTCTCCTCCTTCCCCTTCCCCTAAACCAGTATATATTTGTGCATACAAAGGTCTTGGTGCTTTGTATTCTTACTATGAAGGGAACTCTATCGAAGAAGCCTACGAGAAGGTAACAAATGCCTACGGTGGTTATGTAGATATTAAGGAATGTAAGTTTTATCAAGCATCACCAATTAACGTAGAGATGAAACCAGAAGTAAAATGAACTTGCTAAATAACAAATCTCAAATAATCTATAAAACTATAACTGGTTACATTTATTATTCGAGGTTTGAAGCTATTATGAATTTTGAACAAATAATCCGAGTTCAGACTATTTATTATTTTAAGGAGGTATAGATGCCAATTCAAGCTAAATTAATCGAAGATAGTATTAGTACAGCTAGTGTTCGATTAAGTACATTTCAAATTACACTACCAAAAGCATTACTAGCAGAACTAAATACTCACCGTGTTCTCAGTAAGAACGCTAGTAGTAGCCGCGCAATCCCTACTTCTAAATTTAACCAATTAGAATCATGGACTCCTATTCGATGGGGTAAAAATCAATCTGGTATGCAAGCATCTTCCGAAAACCTTACAGGGGAGGATTTGAAACTTGCTGAACAAATTTGGAAAGATTGTATTGATTATTGTAAAGAAGCTAGCTCTAAACTCAGCGCATTAGGGCTTCATAAGCAATGGGCTAATCGTATGAACGATTGGCATGTATTGGTTGATGATATTGTTACTGCTACAGAATGGGATAACTTTTTTAATCTACGGATTCATCCTGCTGCACAACCAGAAATGGATTACCTAGCAAAAGAAATGAAGCACCTGTTGCAGAATAATCTACCTAAAGAACTTTTCTTTGGAGATTGGCACTTACCTTATGTCACTGAAGAAGAGCGTAAAACATTATCCTTGAAAAATCAGTTGGTTGTTAGCACGGCGCGTTGTTGCCGTGTAAGCTATAACAATCATGGAGGTACGTTAAGTACATTAGAACAAGATTATAACACTTATGAGAAGTTAGGATTGCATCAAAATGTTGAGCCTAAGCACTTCAGCCCTGCTGAACATCAAGCAACACCAGACAACATTAGCAGTTACGGAATTGTGGAGTTTAGTAATCCGCTTCTGCACGGAAACTTTGTAGGGTGGAATCAACACCGTAAACTAATCGAATATGGTTACTTGTAAAAAGTAGTAATATCTACTTGCTATTTATTAACTTGTAATGTATAATACTCAGCCCTTTAAATATTAAAGGGCAATTTAAGGAGGCATTATGTATGAGTATTTATTAAATGAAACAGAAAAACGTTTAGTAGATAACTATAGACAGAAACTAGAACGCGAAAAGCTATTGATGGAAAAGTATAATAATTGCCAACATACTTGGCAATGGGATGGTCGATCTCACAATGGAGATTTTTATGTCTGTACTGCTTGTGGTAAAATTAAAATTGAATAAGGAGGTTTTATGGAGTTAGCTGTTTTATATGTAAGTGAATCAGAGCTATTTCTAGCGGATAAAGACTACAATTCTAATTGGATTGATACTGATAAAGATAAACTATATAAACTATTACATTCTTTAGGATTGGATGTTAAGCGAGACTTAGAATTTCAAGGTATTACCCAACATCGTAATCGTTTGAATAAAGTAGTAACTTGTGGAAGATGGTTGGGTTTTGAGCGTACAGATAAGCAATGGATTAACTCAGGGTATGCTAGTCGAGCAGCTAAGATTGCAGGGTCAGGGTGTAGATTACTAGGTTCAGAATTAGAGAAAGCTGTTAGAGATTTTCAAAATGATAAGTACAAAGCAGATATTCTTACTGAAGTACCTATTGATGATGAAGTATTAGGATAATTGTTTAAATAAATATTTGTTTCAACAGATGTTGATTAATTATAAGAAAGGAAGATATGGACATGACACAAGAAATTTGTATTGATGTATTGCTAGAAAAGTATGCAGAAGAAGGAGAACATACTCCTTCGGACATTCGCAAACGTGTAGCTAACGCACTAGGTAACGATGAAAAAGAAAAAGAAATCTTCTACAACGCCCAAGAAAAACTAGGGGTTGTTATGGCTGGTAGAGTAAACGCCTCTGCTGGGCTAGGTGAAGGTGTTTCAGCTACAATGATTAACTGCTTTGTTCAGCCTGTAGCCGATACCATTAGTGGTAAAAAAGCTGGTGTGACGGGTATTATGATGGCTGCTGAACAAGCTGCTGAAACCATGCGTTTAGGTGGTGGCGTCGGGTATAACTTTACTGCCATTCGTCCTCGAAATGCTAAAGTCAAGCGTACTAATTCTCGGGCTAGTGGAGCTGTTAGTTATATGCACATCTTCGATGCCACTTGTCGTACCGTTGAGTCTGCTGGCTCACGTCGTGGTGCTCAAATGGGTGTTCTTAATGTAGATCACCCGGATATTGAAGAATTCATTACAGAGAAACGTAAAGAAAACGCTTTGCGTAACTTTAATGTCTCAGTTGGTGTTACTGACGCTTTCATGAATGCCCTTGAAGCTAAAGGAGATTTTGAACTAGTACATGACGCTGAACCTCACGAAGATGTTAAGGGCGTGTATAAACGTCAAGATGGCAAGTGGGTCTATAAAGTTGTTAAGGCTGAATACTTGTGGGAACTTATTATGAAATCAACTTATGATTTTGCAGAACCCGGAGTATTGTATCTTGATCGTATTAACAATGAAAACAATCTAAAGTATATCGAACAAATTGAAGCGACCAATCCATGCGGGGAGCAACCTTTACCGCCTTACGGTGCTTGCTGTTTAGGCCAAATTAATTTGTTAGCGCATGTATCTGAGGGTAAATTTAATTTCACTTCTTTTACTGAAGCGGTAAGTATTGCTATTAAAATGTTGGATAATGTACTTGACAAGACTAGCTGGCCTTTGGCTGAACAGAAAAAAGAAGCGGAGGATAAACGCAGGGTTGGTTTAGGATTTATTGGTCTAGGTAATACTCTAGCTATGTTAGGGTGGCGTTACGACACTTCTGAAGCTCGTACCATGGCAGCTAATATTGCTAAAACTATGCGCGATACGGCTTACCGCACAAGTGTAGAATTAGCAAAAGAAAAAGGGGCATTTAAACTATTTAATGCAGAGAAGTATTTAAATTCTGGTAATTTTGTAAAGCGATTACCGGAAGATATTAAACAAAGTATTCGTAAATATGGTATCCGAAACTCTCATTTAGTTTCTATTGCGCCCACAGGTACAGTATCACTGGCTTTTGCTGGTAATGCTTCCGCTGGTATCGAACCCCCTTTTGCGTGGGCATATAATCGCAAGAAACGTATGCCAGATGGCTCTGAGCGTATTTATGAAGTTCGTGATTATTCTTATGATTTATTCATTAAGAATTATAAAGGAGATTATAAGAATGGTAATCCTATCCTGCCAGAATCCTATGTAACCGCATTGGAGTTATCTGCCAAGGCGCATAAGGATATGGTGGCAGCGGTTGCACCTTATATTGATTCTGCAATTTCAAAAACTGTTAATGTCCCCGAGAATTATCCTTATGAGGATTTTAAGAATCTTTACTTTGAGGCGTGGAAAGACGGGCTAAAAGGTATTACAACCTATCGTCCTAACAATACTTTAGGGAGTGTATTGTCTGTAGATTCTCCGAAGAAAGAAGTATTAGAAGAGGATTGTCCTTATACCAAGAAGTTTGAAGCACGTCCTCTTGGAGCATTAAATGGTACAACAACTAAGCTGGAGTACTATACTTTTGAAGGAAAGCAATGTATCTATATTACTGTTAATTATGTAGAAGTAGAAGGGGTAGTAGATGGTAAAAAGGTTAAAGTTAAACGACCGATTGAATTCTTTGTACCATCTAGCCAACAAACTACAGATCAGCAATGGGTTAGTGCTAATATGAGACTACTAAGTATGGTTGCTCGTAGCGGAAGCTCTGTAGATAAAGCCCTTGCTAGTATGCAGGAAGTAACTTGGGATAAAGGTCAAGTACGTTGTGGTACATTTGTTGCTGCTGATGGTAAGGTTAAGCCTAAATTTCACGATAGTGAAGTAGCAGCTATCGCCTATGCTATTCAAGGAATTATCGAGCAACAGAAATCTACTAACTCCGCAGTTGAAGAAGCCTCTGAAGAAGTTGTAAAAGTTACAGCAGGTAAGAAATGCTCAGAATGCGGGGCTAATGCTGTTCAGAAAGTAGATGGATGCGAACGCTGTTTGGAATGCGGTGCATTAGGAAGTTGCGGATAATAACTAACAATTTGACATAAACAAAAACCCTCCCCTGCGTAAGCTAGGGAGGGTTTATTCTTTACAGCTATTAAATTTTAATATAGATAGTCTTACCTGCTGAATTTTTACTAGCAATAAGGTATTCGCATTTAAGATCATCTGGTTTATAACTTACATGAACCCATCCAGAAGCAGGGTCATCTTCATTATGAAATTCCAAAATAAGTTGTTTAAACTTAAAATTCTTTCTAATAAAATCAGCTAAGTCTTTATTAGACATTCCATGAACTTCAATATCTGCTGCATAACCTTCGCAGTGGTCAGAAGTAGAACTGCCTCCAATAGCCCTATTAAGCGCCTTAGAGCGATAACCGGAACTAATTGATACAACCCTACCTAGCTTGTCTCTAAGAGGCTGTAAGACGCTTAAAACAAGGTTTCTGAGGTTGTTTATAACAATCTCACTTGGAGTATTGTCTATACCTTTTCTTACTGCTTCTTGAGACTTAGTAAATTCTGATAAGTAAAAGTTTTTAGATAGTTGAATGTCTTGCATATCACTTCCTATCTTGTAATTGACTTTTAATTATAGTTTCATTATTTCTTTTACTAGATAACGTTGATCCGAAGAAAAATCCAATTATTGTACTAACAACTGTGCCTAGCAGAAATCCTGAAATTGTACTGACTGTTTGAAGATTATCAGGTGGAATTGTAAAAAAAGTAATTAGAAACATGTAAAGAGTTGCACAAAAAGACCAAAAGGAAGCTAAGTAATAAATAAATCTCTTACTAAATACATCCTCTTGTTTCAATGCTTCTACTTGCATATTTCTTGCATTAGCTTTATCTTGAATTTCGCTAGTAATCAGAAATTCTTCATGTTCTTGAGCTTTAGTAGCGATTTCAGCTAACTTCTCTTGAGACATTTCAGGTTCTAGCTTTACACCTAACTTATCTTGAACATAATCAAGACCTTTATCTACTACAGCTTCAGCAACTTTAGGTAACTTAGCTTGAACTAAAGATGCTACAATACCTGCAATAATTGGTAGCATATTGATACTCCATCGAAATAGAAAAATAGACTTACAAGTACAGGTAATGTAAGATTCCAAAAGAAACTATGAAAATCCCATACTTTAGGTAAGATGGAACCATACCAAGGAAGGTTAGCTCTTAATCCTTTACCATATTGTTCAATATATCTGTATTCAGCTTGTGCTAATTCTCTTCCTAAGAAAAAGAATAAAGGGGTTAAATAAACCCCTGTACTCAGATTTAGGAAGAAAACAACTAGGCAAGTACAGAATGTAATTATAAAATGCTCTAGTTGATATAACATAATTAATATACCTCGCAAACCCCAGATAAGACCAAAACAGAACCGTTGGTCGCAGGGTATGTACCATCGTAATTAACTACTGACATATATGTTGCATTTGCATTTAACACCCCTTGTAACATCTTTCCAGATACCCCGTTTTCCCTTCCTGCAAATATTGCAGGGCCACGGACAGTAAATGGTAAAGTACAACCAACCGCGCCGGAGCCAGTTCCATTTGTAGTTATATCAATTAGTACTGCACAGTATACAAGACCATTACCTAATTTCTGCCAATTAACTGTACCGTTGGCACTTGTTATTGTTCCAGAAGAAGCTGTAATAGTAGGCGTATAACTTGTTACAGAACGTATATTAGGATGCACTTCTGCTGTATTAGCAAAAAATGCACAAGAGTACTTTACTTTTGTTGTAGATACCGAAGAATTAATACCATATCCTCCGTTATTATTAATCTGTACATCAGCACCTACAGATAAATAAGTACTTGCATCCCCAATAAATATAGCGTCGTTTGTAGCATTAAAAATCTGACCTGAACCAATCGTCACCCGGCTGGCTGGATATGACGCAATATGAATGTTGTTGCCTATTCCACCAGCGCCAATTCGACCAGCCGATCCGACGAAGGCATTTATCGTCAGGTTACAACCGGATGCCAGCGTGTCATTGACATAGATAGCGTAATCCTTACAAGCATCAAATACTGCCAGATCGCTCAAGATGATTTCACGGTTGAACCGTGAAACGCGACCGTTATCAAGTTTGAAGTGGGTCGTGTTGCCGTAGAACAGCACTTGCCCGAGATAGAGGCCACCGAACCCGCCCGCGCAATGCACGCCAACATTGGCAAATGTGATCGTACCGTCATCGACGTAAAGGTCAGAGCCGGTATCCACACCGCCCGCACCATTGACGATTAGCGCTTCATTTTGGACGTTGATCTCAAATCCCTTGTAGGTCGTCACGTTTGTGTTATCAAACCAGATGCCGTCCCAAAGTTTCTTTGGCGCATTGAGCTGGCTGAACGAAACGTCCTTAATGTTCGTGCCGCCGTTTTGCTGCTTGCGAATCCGCAGAGCAGTACCGGCTGTCATCGTGGTCGATGAGTCGATATTGAAACCTTCGAGGGTCAGGCCGGTAAAAGATGTAGTACCGTCTCCTATGGTTATAATATTGTTAGTTGTATTTGTTCCTGCGTACAATAATTTACTTTTTTGCCTACCCTCGCCTTTAATTCTTATATTATCTATCGCAGGAATTGCAAGGGGGGAAGTAAATTTAAAAGTACCTTCTGGTAACACTAATGCCTCACCATACGCGAGTCTATTAAGCCAAGATTGAATAGCAGCGGTATCATCTGTAACTCCATCCCCTACTGCTCCATAATCAAACAATGAAACCATTTCCCCTAGTTTAGAAGTCAGACTTCTAGAAAAAGTACTACCTGCTTGTTTAAAAGCAAGCATATCAGTACCTTTTCCAGTTCCAGTATCGTCTAGGGCGTTAAGAAAATCATGTAAGATTCCCATTTCAGTCTTAAACTGTGAAGTAGTTGGGTTACTTGTACCATCTAGTACATTTTTATTAGGTAAAGTTGCCATATTATTCCTTTAATAAGCTGTTATTAAAATATCTACTACTGAATTTGTATTTGTTCCATTTAATTTTGTATAAATTAAAGGGCCAAGACTTATATCTTTATCTGCAACAATTACACTATCAGCAGTATTAGATTGAAGAGTTACTTGAATGTTGTTAATTCCTGAGAACATACCTGCTACTTCTGATACTCTTGTACCTGTACTAGAGATATTAAGATCATCTACTGTATAGAAAATATCAGGAGAATCTACAAAGACTTTGAACTTATCTAATTTACCTTGAACTTCTCCGTTAATATCCACAAATTTAAACTGATATTCTGTATTCGCAGCAGGAGCAGAACCTGTCCATAGTTTCCAATCACCAATCTGTTCATAAAACGAAGTGCTAACTTCAGAATTATAGAAAGAAGATGCCGCAATAGGATTGAAAAACTTATTCGGCCCTGTTAATCGGTAATAGATAAGAGGATTATTTCCACTAAACTCCGTTTCAAGTCTTATGTTACTACCAACTTTTACATTCTGCGGGGTATATCCTGCGCTAATCCACTCTATATCAGAGTAATTATTTACATAGAATTGATTACTATCAAAAGTATAGAATTGTAAATTATCATTCTTATACATAACAGCATTCATATCTGCAACTAAATTTGTTGCAGAGAGACTCCCGCCAATTATGCTTCCGGGGAAGGAGTTAGCTTCGTAATCATAAAACTCTAAAATGTTCTTAATGCTACCTAAAACAATAGTTTTACTTATAGATGTTGCATTTAAACTTTCATTACCTAGTGTATCCACTGCTTTTATCAGAAAGGTAACATCTCCCTCTGGTAGAGATACAGAATGATAAGGTGAGGCGCTTATCAAACTATCAGGTAAATCAGCAGATGATTCCCAAGTAGGTAAAGCATTATAAGAATATCTTATCTTATAACCAGCGATGTCAGGAGCAGTCAAATTATTCCATGAGAAAATTTTATCTACTAATGAAAAACCAGTAACATCGTTAGGAGGTGACTCCTTACCAATAACTGTAGCAGTTACTTCTTCTGTCCATCTACCGGTTTGACCTTTTGAATTAACAAACCTTGCTCTAACAACATATTCATCCCCTAACGTTACATCTGTAAATAAAACAGAACCATTATTTATAGGGACTTTTTGAGAGATTAACCAATCTTGGGTATTATCTCCTGCCCAATCTAGTTGCACTTCTACATACTCATATTGTGAAGTAGAGTTAGATGCTGTCCAATTAACTCTTAACCCGTATTGAAAGACATTAGGGGATATTACTGTTATTGCACTGTCCCCCGTTTCGACATTGATCACAGGGATAGAATTAATGTAGGTACTCAACAATCCAGCGGGTAATGTTACCTTAGAATTAAATTCAGGAATAGTCTCTGTATCACTATCATACACTTCGGGAGAATAATCAACCAAAGTAAGTCTAGCTGTGAGATTAGCGTTTGTTTCAATACCTAGTACAATCAGATCAACAGATTCTTGATTTATCTCTCCAAACAATACTAGATTATTAGCTAACCCTTCATTTACACCTAAAGGTGAAGTCAGATCAATTGTATTATAATAACCGTCTGAAGATTTAGCTTGAACTGTTCTTACAATACTACTACCATCATCATTGCGAATCCTGATAGTATATTGCTTTCCAGCTTGCATAGGTAAATCTTCATCTAGTTGTAACTGAGTACTAGATAATTTATTACCTACTCTACAAGAAGCAATACCAAACATAGGAACATCATGTACAACTTTTACTAAATCCCCTCTGTTACAAACTAAATGTTCCAAGTCTGCATTAATTACATAAGTTTCAGGTCTTAGTTTAATCTGTGCTAAATGGAATCTTGCGTGTTTATAAACAAGCGCAGGTTTAGTAACACCCGGAAGAGACATACCTTCAAATAATGTAGCATTGTTAGCATTGTATCCATCATTATAAACGATGTATTCATCTGGTTGAAAACCTTTCTCTTCGTTTATAAATGATACCCTAAAAGCATGAGGTAATTTAGGAAGAGTTTTACTTCCTTCAAACCCCCAAGAGTTATGAGGCGTAAAATGCTGAGTAATAGTTGTTCTAGGTTTATCCTGAATTACAGTATATTTACCATCAATTCTACTAGGACTAGCTCTACCAGCAGCAGCAATATCCTTCAATACTTCTGTTAAAGATTGTTGCTCAGTTAATACGCTATTATAAGTAAAACCATTCAACCTACAAGTATTATGCCAATCTTTTAGAGTGACTAAATCTATTGCAGAATCAGCCAAGGCTTTACTATTTGCAGGGTGTTGTAAAACATATCTAAATAAAGAAGCAGGATTATTAGTAGCTCTATCTACCCAAGTGTCTGTAGTATAATCATAATCTTTACAAATACTTTGAACAGTACCAGTAAACCCATCTACATTACCATTGATTTGATTAGTAGCTCTAATCCGAATAGCAGACATAGCTAAAGGTTTATCAAAAGCAATAGGTTTAGTATTCCTATAACCTGTCAATGCTCCAAAGGTAACAGAATCTGCGTTATAGTCACCAGAATTATACTTAGTATTTCTAACTCTTACTTCATACTTTCCTCTTGGAACATTGTATTTTACAGTATTGACGAAAGGAGATAATGCTTTCTTGCTCAAGAATACGTCCCCGGTAGTTCTATTAATAGTACTACCGTTCACTGAAACGGATAACCCCGCACTGTTGACAGTAAAACCAGAATATACTGTTTGTATACTTACAACATAATCCCTTGAAACTAAGATTTTAGCTAAAATAATGTCCTCTGGATAGGTATTTGGTTGAACATTATAATTAGTAGATAAAGCGTATGTGCTTTTACTAAGATAAATAACTTCTGTACTTATCGTAGCGTTATAATTTGAACTTGCTGAACCTACCCTTGTAAAAACATTACCATCTTTATCGATAAGAAGATAAACCCACTGATACATTTGAACAGGGCCAGTATGCCCAAGTCCCTCTGCATACAGGTCTGGTACAGGGCTAAGGTTAGTGCTAAATGCTGATATAGTAGTATTTGCGTTAAGCCAGTTGCTTGACCCGATCTGTCTATAGGCAACTGACAAAGAGCTACTTAAAGAAGATTTATTTCCTGTAGTTGCATCTGTCTTATACAAACCTTGAGAATACTCAAAAGATAGAGTAAGTTCATCTACTTCTTCATCTAAAGCCCTTACAACCCAAGAAGTTGCCACGGCTGTACTGCAAGTAATACTTCCATTTGTCCCTGCACTATTGAAAGTAAAAGCATACTCAGAAACTGTCAAAATCTCTCCACTTGCTTTAAGCGTACTGTTATCATACAGTTCAATATGCTGTCCAATAAGAAAACCATGCGGTTCTTCTGAAGTCTTAGTATTTACTGTAACTACATTAGAAGTTCTAACAGCAGTATCGACAACAGCTTTATTATTATTTAAAGCTACACCTACTTGTTGTTGTTCAACATCTTTACCGTATAAAGTATCAAATCTTGTCCTGTTATCCGTAGAATAACCACTTAAGGTTTCAATCTCTACGTTGTAGTAGTTATCAAGAGATTCGTCACCAATTCTAATATCAGATACAGCTAAAGGGCCATACCCCCAACATAATACAGTTCTAAGATAAGAAGTTGTATCTTGGGCTTCGTAGTATGTCTCAATAGCTGTAGGTGGGGTGTAACGCATCCTACCCAGTACTACAGGAATAGCTCCGTACTTATTAGATTGATTACTACCACCTTGTAAGAACCAGCTAGCCTTACCTGTTTCGTTGCTGTAAGTATTTGCTTTTGGAGGTCTAGTTGGGAATATAGAATTAATCAACATAGCACCTGCCATATTGATACCTATTGTAGTAGCATAACCTAGTGCGGTTAATGTACCTTTAGCTGTTACCATTGCAGCAGTACCATAAGTCGTTACAACCCAAGTGGCAGCAACAGCTAAAGCAACCATCGCAGCCATCTTAAGGAAACTACCGCTTTTACCCCCCTGCATTACCGCCCGATACTCAATTCGTTGTGCATTTTGCACAACATAAGTATCCCATTCCGATTGAGGAATAAGTTTTGAATCTACATAAATAACAGCAGTACTAGAAAGCTCCGAAGCTTCTTTTTCTTTTAATTCTTGATGAATTTCAGCAAGAGTTTTTCCAGCTTGAACTACAGCATCAATACGTTTAGTTCTTAAAGGGTGAGATAAACCAACAAGATTGGCTCCAGTATCTTTACTGTATCTATAAATACCTTCAATGCGTTTTTTCCACTTAACGGAATCAAGGCGTTCTACTCTTACGTCTTGATTTTCATAAGCATGAAGGAAATACCCCGGTTTTGTTATAATACCTACGTGAGTACTTTCACCAAGAATATTAAACACAACTACATCACCTGCTTGTTCAACTGCTACAGGAGTCCAATATTCTTTAGCAATACTAATAACTTCAGATTGCTTGTCTTTTGTATCTACTTCAGTAAAAGAAGGAAGATCAATACCAAATTGATCTTTATGTACAAGACGGACTAATCCCCAACAATCAAGACCGTCCCTACCCCTACCGGAGTATTTATAAGGGATACCAACATAACAGTTCTCCCAATCTTTATTTTGTAAAATAGTTCTGTCTTGTAGCATAAAATCCCTTTAGAATTATCTTTATTAGAATAACCCCGGAAAATAATTAGGGGTAAAAGTCCCCGAAGGGAAAGGTTCTATATCAAAAGATTCTAATGTTAAATCTCCTGTTATAGTTTCTGCGTTATAGTTAATATTAGCTAATAAGAATTCACCATAATCCACTTCTACGGTATTAGGGTTACTTTTTAAAACAATCTCGATTCTTACAGTAGGGGCAGTAGTTAATTGTCTAACAATAGGTAGCAGTTGCCTATTAGGATCATGTAAAGTAATTTGTGATCTGGTTACTGATTCATCCTCTTGTGGTAAGCTAATATCAAAAGGAACAAAAGTATAATTATTTCCTCTTGATTGCAAACCATAGACAATATCCTCGTCTGTCTCTTGTAGACGTTGTGTATAGTTATCAGCTATTCTTATAGTTCCTGTAATGTTACTCCCAGAAATAGACAATAAACAAACTAATGTATCATCTGTATCTGTACTAAACATTGCTTTAATTGCAGCAGGAGATAAGCTAGATAACCGACTCATGGCATAATCTCTAACTGAAATTGTACTGAATATAGATTATATTGAGTATAATTGTAAGAATATAGATCCCCCTCACCTTGAGGGATAATTCTTACTTCAATACTATTACCACTTATAGGATGCACAGTAGTAAATCTTAAAACACCTAATAACGTATTATTGACAAAAGTCTCAAAGGTGTTTAATTGAGATATTGTCATTTCATAAGTTACATTTAAAACAATAGGTTTTTTACCTCTTCTTCTTTGCTTTGGAACACCTTTATCCATCGGAGTTCTTACAATCAAAGCCCCACCACCACCTGAAAAGTTAGTAGTAGGTCTTTGAGGCAAAGTAGGAGGCCATGTAGGAATTGCCATAACATTCTCCTAATAGGAAGGGATTGCTCCCTTCCGTTTATTATCTACCTACTAGTGTAGGTTTAAGTCCAAAAGTATTTTTAGTAGAGTTATACATCGCACTACCATGTCTAGCTTGCTCAGAAGAAACAGCGTCAGCAAGGGTAAGTTCAATTCTTCTGTTACCTCTACTATCAGTAACTTCTGTTTGATTTGTTACAGTAGTTTGAGTACCTGTATTATTGATAACTACACTTACACCTGAAGAGTTAGAATTGTGCATACTTACACCTAATCTTCCGCTACTATCCCTACTTAAAGGTATAATAGCTTCAGGGCCAGCTTCGCCCATTAAACCAAACTTACCTCCATTGGCAAACTTTCCACCAAAGAGGGTAGGATTAGTTACAATACTGTTGGTAAATACACCACCATTAGCAAACTTCTGGATACCATTAAACCATGCACCACCGTTAGCTTGGAAAGCTAAGTCTTGGGCAGCTAACATCGATGTTTGTTGACTTCCTAAATTTGTACCATATTTATTAGCAGCACTGAAATTACCAAAGGCAGAGTTAAATAATCCACCTAATCCCCCAGTACTGTTCCCCATCAAACCAACAACTTGTTGTTTAATCTGAATACGTAATAGATCGGAAATGATGCTAGTAGCAAAATCACTAAAAGATAACTTTCCAGTTTTTACAAACTGTAAAATACTATCTGTCATCCCATCAGCCATTTTACTAAAGAAACTTTCACCCATAGTTGCAGCGTTCTTAGCTGCGTCAGTATAAGAGTTAAAAGCTTTATTCCAACCAGCAGTAAAAGAATTAGTCTGATCATACATAGAGCTAACGGCATTTTTAACTCTCTCTTTATCAGAAGTAGCTTCAGTATTTAAATTACTAATAGCTAAAGATTTTTGTCCTTCTGATAAATCAGAGCGATTATTAATATCGTTAGTAAGCTGTAATCTTTGTTGTTCTACTTTTAGAATAGCATCTTGGATTAATCTATCTTTTTCAGAAATAGCTAGATTCTTATTCTGATTCTCAATTTGCAGAATCTGTAAATCAACATGCTCTTTAAACTGGGAATTGATGTTTTCTAAGAACTTTGCTTGAACAGCATAAGGTTGTTTATTCTCCAAATCTTGCAAAGCCTTAGCTCTTTCAGATTCAGATAATCTTGCTTCTTTAATATATCTAAGTTGGTCGGCATAATCTCTATTTACTTGCTTACCTTGATTAAGTATTACAGCGTATTGTTCTTCAATACCTTTAACTGCACTGGCATCCCCTCCTAATTCGATCTTTCTTTTAGCAGCAGCATACTCTTCAGTTGAAAGTTTATTTCTTATCTTATTTAAATCTTCAAGGTCTTTAGTATAAGAAGTATTTAGGTTTATTTGCTTTGCGTACTCTTCTTTATAGGTAGTTGTCAAATCCTCTAATCTTTTCTTCTCAGATTCTTTGTTATCTACCTTAGTCTTTGGTTTATCCGCTTTACCAAATATTTCTTCAGCCTTTGCCGAGAGATACTTTTGTGTTTCATCTAAACTTCTTAACCCTGAGATTTGATCTTCTTGAGCTTTTACTACAATAGCGGCCCAATCTCTATTCTTTCTAGGATTAAATGCTTCAAAATTCTCTCTTAACACTCTTTGGGTATCTGCCGGTGTAACTGATTTCCCCCCTAAAGGAGTAACCTTACCAGTAGAAGTCCTTTGACTTACACTGTTCGTTTGATTAGGAGCATTCGGTAAAGGTGACTCACCAGATAATAACTTAACGGCCATTCCTTGCCATGTTAAAGAGTCTAGTTCTTTAAACTTCATTGTAAAAGAAGCTAGTGAATTAGCTACTCTATTAAAACGTTCTGACATAGAATCTAAAAGCTCGTCAATCGGGCCTCTATTGCTCTTTAAGCTACTCGTCATTTGTTCTAATGCTTTTCTATACTCGTCAATAAGTAAAGCAGAAGCCTTTGCAGTGTTACCTTGTTCCAAGAAAGAATTAGTATTTTTAACTATTTCTGGGGTTAAGAAACCTACCTCTTTGTTTAAATCATACATGGCCTTCAAAGGATCATCTTTTAAGGCACTTATTTTAGAAGCAGTTTTATCTACAGACTGACCACCATATTTCTCGAACTCAACAAGAGTATTTGTAAGTTTAGAAAGTTCTGATTTGGGTAAATCTACTGTTTTAGATAATTCAATAAAAGCTTGTCCGGCTTTAAGTGTTCTTACCCCTAAATCATTCCCAATGAAATTTGAAACACCTAGCAACTCTTCTTTAGATATTTTAGCATTGTTACCCATTAAAACTAAAGAATCAGCAAGGGTTTTAGATGTATTTGCAGCAGAGTACGCCGATGCCCCAAAGATGCCCAGTGCTGTAATAGAAAGACCGATAGGACTAGACAACATAGCAAAAGAGCTTATCAGAGCATCTTTTAGACCTTTACCAAGAGCTACAGCAGCTTCCTTAACACCACCAAACAAATCTTTTAATTGTCCCCCTTGTTGCAAGAATACTTGCATAGGAGGTTGTCCAGCAGCAAGAGAAGTAACAATATCCGTAATTTGCATAGGAACTTGACGCATAGCAAAAGCCATTTCTCTTGAGCTTTTACCTACACGATTATTAGCCTCCCACATCTTATCTGAAGCGGTAAGGTATTCGCTTAATTGTTTTCTTCTTTCAATAGACAGATCGCCTACATCGACGCCTTTAGCTTTTAATCTATCCATATATTTGCTTTCTTGCTGTTGCAAGAATTGAATTTTAGTTGCATTGACATTTGTTGATGCCATAGACGCAACTTGCTTATTCATTCTATCTTTCTCTCTTTCGAGAGAAGCAAATATATCTTCCTCTGCTTTTTGTCTAGCTTTTACTTTCTTAATTTCATAAGATTGATAAGCTAAATATTGTTGGTTATAATCTTGTTGTTTATATACTCTACCAGATGTTGTAGTAATAGAAGATTCTCTTACTTTAGCAGAAGATACCGCTTGTTGGATTTCCAAATATTTAGATTGTTCTTCAGCAACTTTTGCTTTAAATACCTGTAGGTCAGTACCTTTAGTATCCTTACCTGCTGCTTGCATCTTTGCTTCAACTTCAAGAGCAATCCTAGAATACTCTCTAAGTTCTTTACTTGATAAATGAAAGCCTTTTGAAAGTAAATCTTGTCTATTTTGTAACTCATTAAATTCTTGAGAAATACGTCTTACCGAACCAATAGCACTATCAAAAGGGTCTTTAACTAAAGGTCTTAGTTTTGTTAGCCTTGCCTCAACCTCTTGCATCTGATCTTTAGTTGCACCTAAAGACCTTGCATACCTTAATATACTACTTTCACCTTTAGTGAATTCATTTGCCAAGTCAAGGATAGTCTGATCTAATTTAGAGTAAAGTTTATCTAATTTATCTACAGACTTAGCTTGTTCTTCAATAGATTTAGTATAAGATTTTACATGCGAGTCTTGTTTAGGTTGTTGAACACTTCTGTTGGTTTCTTTACCTATTTGTTCAGCAGCTTTCTTTAAAGCATCAATCTGTTTTACAGCATTATCTAATTGACTCGTATCTACTTGTAGTTTTATGGCGTCTAATTCAAACATATTATCACCTTATTAATCTTTCTTTTTGAAAAGTACTCTAAAGAATACCTCTTAAAAAGAAAGGCTGCCAAAAGCAGCCTAATCTATTATTGCTTATTGTTTTGGTTCTTAGCGACCTTACTATTTACATAAGATAATTCCCAACAATCTAATAACTTTATTACTTTTACTTCTTCTACACTTAATGTTAGTTGTAGCAACTTACAATAAGAATAGATTTCAGAGTAAGAAATGGGGTTAAATGAAAAACCATTACCTGTTCTTGAAAAATTTAAATCATTATATATTTCATATACAAAAGAAAAAACATCTGGAAGTGCTATACTTTCTAGTTCTTCTAGCTCTGGTGGTTTAATACCAGTTTGTCTATAGACACTTTCCAAATGCTCTTTATTTGTACTTCCTGAAGAATTATCTTGTAACTTTAAATGATTATCAAAGTATTTTTTTAATCTTTCAATCTCTTCATTAGAGAAAGTTGCTCAGGTTAGAGCTTTCCTCCATGATAACACTAATAGCCCAAGGATTTCTTTTAAGGAATTCTTCTACAGCTTCCTTTGAAAAAGGTTGTTCTTTACCGCTCTTAACAAAACCCTTCCAAGAAATAACACGAATAACAGCAGACTCTCTATTTTCCTCTTCTACATCGTCTGGGGTAGTTTCTACATCCTTACCTTTACGTTCAGCAACTTTGGCTTTGATTTGATATTCACTAATCTTTTTCTTAACAAAGTTTCTAACTGTAGGGCTATAATCACCACGGACTTTCAGGAAAGCTCCTGTAGGTTTTCCATCCGGCATTTTAAGTTCAAATTCATACCCCTCTTCGGATTGTTCTACAGTATTTGTTTGGTCTAAATCAAAAGCCATTAAGTTCTCCTTAATTAAATAAAAGCGTATTATATTATTAATATACTAAAAATACAAGGAGATATTAGTAATTTAGATAAAATAAAACCCCATCCTATTTCTAGGACGGGGTTATTATAATGAAGGTTAAGCTGCTTGACTATCCTGAATACTGATAGTGGTTTTCTCAGAAGAAACTCCTGTTCCACCGTTAACATTCAATAGAGCAGTAAAATCAAAAGAAGCTACAACACCTTTAGTATCATCTGACTTACTAGCAGAATTAACTTTTACACGAGGAAGTGCAAATGCTACAAAATCAGAGTTGGCTGTATTATCAGCGGTTAATACAATAGCAAGAGAAGCTTCTACTTCATTAACGAACTTATCTCTATAAACTGCGTCAGTAAAATAAGCAGAGAAAGAACCAGTAACACCAATTCTACCAGTACTAGCATCAGCAGCTACGTTACTACCAACGGCGTTAAGCATTGTTACTTCACGGTTAATAGTAAAGTTAATACTTGTTAATAGAGCAACAGCAGCACCATCTACAATCATAGCACCATTAACAGCAGCTAGACCGGATGTATTACCAATAGCTGTAGGCGTAGTAAAGTATCTGCTAGTACCTGTTTGTGCTAGGTCTTTACCCATGAAAGAGAAATCACAAGTAGAGAAGCCAGAGGTCGGAAGAGAGAAAGCAGCAGAGTTGCACTTTACACCTGAATACACTTCAGATTGTGAAATGTCACCATACCACTCTTCAAAAGAATAAGAAACATCTGTATGTCCTGTGGTTGGAACAAATGTTTTCTTACCATACACCGTAGCAGTACAAGAAGCAATAGCAGATTGCGCTACTAGAACAGTATTGTTAAGTACCTTGACAGTCAAAACAGTTGCTGTAGCGCTCAATACCAGTAAGTTTTTACTTACGTTAGAAGCGTTAAGAGAAGCCCCTGTAAGTTGTACTACATCCCCTACTTTAAACCCTTCTGTAAGATAAGAACCTGCTGATCTAGTTACATCCCAATTAGACCCGTTAGCTGCAATAGTCAATGTAAGAGAAGC